GCGCGCGGAGATCAAGGCCGACCTGCGCAGCGCGCAGATCCACGAGCGGCAGCTGCGGGACGAGCTGCACGCGCTCGAGCAAGGCAGGGCCGCGTGACCAGTTCGTATGACAGCTGGAAAGCATCCGGGGGCGAGTACCCCGGCGACATGGAACCCGAACACGACGAGGACGACACCATGCAAGACATCGTGCAGGACGACGTGCAGGACGCGATCAGGATCATCAAGGATGCCACCGCACGCGAGCTGCGGCTGCTGACGGCTGCAGTCACGAGCCGGCGCGAGCAACTCGAGCGCGAACTGAAGGCCGAGCTGAGCGAGCTGGGCAACGTGGACAAGGCGCCGCGCGCGCCCCGCAGCGACAAGGGCAAGCCCCGCGCGCAGAAAGCGGCTGAGGTCTGAGCCATGTTCAAGCCAGCCACACGAGAGAAGACAAAAGCCCGCGTGCTGCTCGCAGGTCCGAGCGGCAGCGGCAAGACGCGCGCCGCGCTTGAGATCGCTCACACGCTCGGCCCCAAGGTCGCCGTGATCGACACCGAGAACCGCAGCGCGAGCCTGTACGTCGGGCTGAACGGTCTCAAGTTCGACGTGTGCGAGCTGCAGCCGCCGTACACCTACGAGAAGTATCTGCAGGCGATGCGCTCGGCGTTCGCAGCCAAGTACGACGTGCTTGTGGTCGACTCGCTGACGCACGCGTGGGCGGGCGAAGGTGGCGCGCTCGAACAGGTGGACAGGGCCTCGGGCAAGGGCGGTAACAGCTTCACCGCGTGGAAGGACGTCACGCCCGAGCACAACCGACTGCTGAGCGCGATGAGCGCGAGCCCCATCCACCTACTCTGCACCGTGCGCACCAAGACGGCCTACGTCATGGAGGAGCGCGAGAACCGCGCCGGCAAGATCGTGCAGGTGCCGCGGAAAGTCGGCCTCGCGCCCATCTTTCGCGCCGAGGTGGAATACGAGTTTTCCGTGCAGCTTGAGATCAACCTCGATCACGAGGTCACGGTCACCAAGACGCGCGTCACCGAGCTGGACGGCGCGCGCTTCGCACCCGGCGAGCTGGGCAAGATCGGCGAGACGCTGCGCATGTTCCACGAGACCGGCACGGTGCCCAGCAACGTCTCCCCGTTGCGGCCAGCGCAAAGGGAGGAGCCAAACGCGCCGACAGTCGAGCGCTTCGCCACCTACTGGTTCAAGGGCAACAAGCACACCGGCGAGCCGGTCGGCGAGCTCTCGGACGAGAGCCTCGGCAACTACATCGCGCGTCTCGAGAAGTGCATCGCAGCTGGTGGCGAATGGGGGCCGAAGGCTGTGCCGTACCTCGAAGCTGCCACGCGCGACCTCGAGCGTCGGCTCGCCCAGGAAGGCCCAGCCGACGAGCCCGAGCCGGAGCCCGAGCCGGCGCTCGACGAGCCGCCCGCTGCCTACAACCCCGAGACCGGCGAAGTGCTGGCCCATCCGCCCGCGGACGACGACCTCGCCGAGAAGCTCGAGAAGTCCGTGGAGCTTGCGAAAGCCGGCTTGCTGTACGGGGACACCAGCGAGGGCTGGGGACTCACTGGCGCTGATGCGCCGTCCAACCAGTCGAACGCCAAGCGCTCGCGCAAGGGGGCAGCGTGAGCGGTCAAGAACATGGCGAGTACATCAGCGACGGCGTCACGCGCGCGCTCATCGAGGCGCATATGGAACTGGGCGGCACCCCCACGTTACCAGCGCTCGTGTACTGCGCAGCTTGCGCGTTTGGAAACATCGGCATCGCCGTTGGCGACGACGCCGAGGAGTACGCTGCTCGGCAGCCACCGCTCAGCGATGAGGAGTGGTGGTGACGAACGCGCCGCAGTTCTTGGACGTGTCCGCAGTCCGGCAAGCGCTGGGCTGCGGGCGCGAACACGCCGTCAACGTAATCGTGCAGCTGGGCGGTGCGCAGATTGTTGGGCGCCGCTGGCGTGTTTCGCGGTCGAAGTTTCTCGCGTATCTCCGCGACTTGGAGAAGGGGAACCGATGCTCTACACCAAGCAGCGCAGCGACGGCCGCAACTACTTCTACTGGCGCGCGAAGTACATCGACAACCAAGGCCGAAGGCGCACGAAGCGTCTCGCCACAGGAATCGTCGACGACGGCACGCCAGCCTCAAAACTCACAGCCACAACCATCGGCCACCGTCTGCAAGTTCCTCTCGCAGCTGGAGGCGAACGCGCAGCGCGCTCAACGCGTACGCTCAAGCAAGCGTGCGCGGAACTCGTGAGGCTGCAGAAGATCGCATCGCGTCACGACGCATCGATCACCATCATCGTCCAGAAGTCCGCCCGCCTGTTCGACCACTTCGGCCCAGGCAAACTGATGGCCGACATCGAAGCAGAAGACGTGACGGCCTACGCGCAGCAGGCTCTCGCTGCGCGTGCCGTCGCCACTGTCTCGCGTGAGTTGCTGGTGCTGCGGCAAGCCTTCCAAGCAGTGCGCTTGCCGCCGCCACCCAACCCCGAGTTGCCCGACCTGCCCGAGGGCCGCGACCGCATGCTGGAGATTCACGAGCAGCAGGCGCTCATGCTCGAAGTGCCCGAGCGCTGGGCGCTGCACGTGCTCGTGCTGCTGCAGCTGGGCGTCCGCCGCTCTGAGCTGCTGAAGCTCGGCGAGATCGACTGGGAGCATCGACGCATCCGCGTGCACGGCACGAAGACGAAGCGCGGCGTGCGCTGGGTGCCGATCCCCATGCAGCTGTTCCGCGAGCTCGAAGCGCGCCGTGCAACGTGGGCGGGCCTTGAATACTGGGACCACGCCGACCGCATGCTGAAGGCTGCGGCGAAGCGCGCGGGCATGCAGCCAATCAGCTGCAACGACCTTCGCCGCACGTACGCAACGTTCATGGCGCGCGCTGGTGTTCAGGCGCTGCAGCTCGCGAAGTACATGGGAACAAGCGTGAAGATGCTCGAGCGCGTGTATGCGCGATTGGAGCGCCCAGGCGACCACGACCTGGCCGCAGTCGACGCGGGCGTGCCGAACATTCCCGGTGCGCGTACGGTGCTCGAAAACTCGACACCGGCAGCAAACCCGCCCGGGGCTGTGGGCCAACGGGCCGGCCAGCGTAGCGAAACCTTTGAGGATTTCGGGCCGGCCTGGCCCGTTGTGCAGTGATCGACCCGCACAAAGCGTGCGAAGTGCCTCCCGCCATCGCTAGTGATTGCGGGCGCTTACAGGGACGGTTTCAGCCGGTGCTCGTATGGTGCACTGAGGGGATAAACATGAGCGACGACACGCAGACAGAGAACGTGGTTGACGAGACTATCAATGCCCAGTTCGACGAGGAGGTCGAGTGTCCACACAAGCGATGCTGTCAATCAGAGCCATGCACTGGACCGTCGGACTCCGTGGATGGGGCGCTGAGCCTGGCTGAGGACGCTATTGATGAACTTGACGATGATGTTACGGCAGCGCTGAAGACTCTCGCCGCCGAGGTGCGCCGGCTGCGCGAGATGAGTCTCGACGCCTGCGAAGCTGAGACGCGCGCTAAAAATGACCGGCTCCAAGCCGATCGCGACCAGCTGAGCGCGTCTAACCTTCGGTTGGTGGCCGAGAACGAACGGCTACGCGTCGAGCTTGAACGCCGCAACGTCGCGCACGTGGAGCCGGCCATCCTTACGGTCGATCGCGACGAGTGGAAGGCGCGCGCGCTGTCCGCCGAGCGTGGAGCCAACGTCCTCACTCGGAAGCTGACGGCCATCAGCAACCTGCTCGAGATGCAGCACGATGAGTCGCTCATCGCAGTCGGCGACGTGCGGCGCGCACTGTTCGACACGAAGTGATGAACGTCTAGGGCGGCCCTGCGGGTGTCAAACAGGGAATGTCAAACCACCGCGAGCCAGCCCTAGACACCCGCAACCTGCCCTATGTGGGCCAGAATCGTCAACGATCCACGTGCGTTCAGCGCCTCGGGGGCAGCGGCGGCGGGCCGCCATCACCGATCGGCGGCGGCGCTGGCGGCCTACGCGTGCGAAAGCCGGGCGAGGTATCGCGCTTCGATCCGTCGTCGGCGAGGTCCTCGAGCTGCTCGAGCGTCGGCCCAGGGCTGAACACGCGCGGGAAGGCGGCGCCGAGCGCGCAGAACGCAAGCGCGTGCTCCTCGAGCGACTTCCTGATCGCATCGATGGCCTTGAGGCTGGGCGCGCTGTCGTAGGCGTTCAGTGCGAAAACGACCTGACGCGCTGCGCTGTCGAGCAAGTCTGCGAACTGGTGACGCGGCTTGGTCACACGTCACCCCCCCGCAGCGGGAGGCGACATGCTCGGCGGCCGTGACGTGGCGCGCTCCACTTCTAGCTGCAGCTTGGTTGGCGACACGTCGCCGAGACGCGGCAGCACTTCCTTGCCGGCGAGCAGGCCAAAGATCGTGCTCAGCAGCTCGCGGTAGTCCAGCAACCCAAGCGCGGTCATGGCCTTGTCGTTCGCGATCACCGCCAGCGCGATGACCCACACGAGCGCGAGCGAGGTGCGCGCCATCTTCAGCATTTCAGGGGACAAACCGGGCTTAGTGTCCATCGTACACACTCCTATCGCAGCCACACGCGGCTGTAGTCGATCTCGTAGGTCAGCGGTGTCGCGTTGATGTCGCTGATCGTCGTGGTGTTGATCGGGCTGATGCCTGTGTGCCCGAAACCGAAGTCGAACAGGAACGACAGCGGCGGCACCGTCGTGCCCGTGGGCACGCGCCAGTCAAGCGTGCCGCTCTGAATCACGGTGCTGTCCATGTAGAGCGTAAAGGCGTTGTTCTTCGCGTAGTACATCGTGAACGTGTGCCAGTTGCGCAGGCTCTGGCTGCCGTTCGGGATCGCGTAGCCGGGCAGGCCGAGCGTGCTCAGCACCGTGTCCCAGCCGCCGGAGAAGTAGTCCTTCGAGTTGGTGCCGCCGATGCTGTTCGCGTTGAACAAGTCGCCGTTCACGTTCGGCGAGCTGCTCGAGAACGCCTCGATCGCATCGATCTCCGGGCCGCCGTCCCACTGCGGGCCGACCATCCACAGCGCGAACCAGTAGCCGTTGGGCGCGTTCAGGATGCGCGCGCGCGTCTCCCACACGATGTCCTGGCCCAAGCGCGCGCCGCCCGCCGGCAGCGTGTACTTGCTGACGAGCGAGCCGCAGCCCGCGTTGTGCGTGCTCGCAGGACCGACGACCGTAGAGGCCGTGTTGAGCGGCTTGACGTGCGCCTGCATGGTCGTGCTCGTCCACGTGCGATAGCGCCCGGTCGTGTCCTCGGGCTGCTGGTCGTTCGCCATGCCGACGTCAGCCCAGTTGTACACGCCGAACGTGGGCGCGCCCGCTGCGCGCTGGATGAGCGCGCCGTAGTTCGTGCCGTTCGAGATCGTGCCGAACGGGTCGTGATAGGTGAACTCGGTGTTGAGCGCGGCTGCGTTGCTGATCGTCTTGGTCGAGCCGAACTGCCAATCCTTCACCATGCCGAACGCGCCGCCCGGCATGAGCCCCAGCAGCGTCGGCTGAGGTCCGAGCGCGAGCACACCGCGCAGGGTGCTGGCGGTGCGCGACGCGCCTTTGAGCCCGCGCCAGCGCTCCGGGTAGAGCACGGTGCCACCTGAAACCGGGTCCTCGTGCCACTTGCCATGTCCTGCCATTTCACCCTCGCCGTCTGAGGCCCACGCGCCGTGCAGTTCCCCAGTCCACTCGGTGCCGTCTGGCACCCACGGGCCCGGGCTGCTGTCCACGTCCGGAATGTCGCCGCCATCGCTCCAGCCGGCCCACACGGGCGGGAAGTACGGTGTGCCGCCGCTGATCGCCGCCGTGAGCGTCGAGCTGACGCCCATCGAGCCGGCGATAAAGTTGGCCACGCCCAGCGACGCCGCCAGCGTGCTCGCCACCGAACTCGTGCCCGCGAGCGGCTTCGGCACAGTGAGCGCCGCCGTCAGCGTCGAGGCTACGGACGAGCTACCCACCAGCAGCCGCAGAACTGACACCGTGGCGCTGAGCGTGCTGGCACTCGTATCGCTGCCTGCCAGGTTCTTGGGCAGACTCAGCGCACCGGCGAGGGTCGAGGCGACCGTACTGGACGCCGCCAGCGGCTGCGCCTGACTGAGCGTGCCCGCGAAGGTGCTGGCCACCGTCTCGGAGCCCGCGACCTGCCGCAGCACGCCCAGGGTGCCGCTGAACGTCGAGGCCACAAAGGCGTTGCCCTGGAACAGCCCGGTGATACCCAGCGTGCCGCTGAACGTGCTCGCGTTGGTGTCCGAGCCCGCCAGCGGCTTGGTCACGTCGAGCGTAGCGGCCAGCGTCGAGGCCACTGTCTCGGTACCGACGAGCGGCTGCGCCTGCGTCAGGGTGGCTGCCAGCGTCGAGGCTACCGTGTCGCTGCCGGCCAGATTGTTCTGCAGCACCACGGTGCCGCTGAGGGTCGATGCGACCGTGTCAGAGCCCGCGAGGTTCTTGGGTACCGTCAGGGTGCCGGCCAGCGTGCTCGCGACCGAGTCAGATCCTGCGAGCGCGAGCGCGAGACGCAGGGTGGCACTCAGCGTGCTGGCGCTGGTCGTGCTGCCCACGAGGGGCTGCTGCTGCGTGAGCGTGGCCGCCAGCGTCGAGGCCACGGTGTCGGAGCCCAGGAGCGGCTGCGCTTGGCTCAGCGTCGCCGCGAGCGTGCTGGCTGACGTGTCGCTGCCCAGCAGCGGCTGCGTCTGGCTCATGGTCGCCGCCAGCGTGGTAGCGCTGGTGGTCGTGGCGTTGAGGGCGAGCGCGACGCTGAGGGCGGCGCTCAAGGTGCTGGCGACTGTCGATCCCGCCGCGAGATTCTTCGGCACCGTCAGCGCACCACTCAGGGTGCTGGCGACGTTTTCACTGCCCGCGAGCGCAACAGCTACCTGCGCGGTGCCGCTGAACGTGCTGCCGCTACTAACCGTGCCTGCGAGCGGCAGCGTGCTCTGGAAGTATTGCGGCGGCAGCGTGCGCGCGTTGCGCTGACCGCGGTAGAACGCTGGCGCGTTGACCGTGGCATCGCTGACCGATCCACGCGTGACCGCAAGGTCGCGACCCTGGCCGCTGAAGTCGTCGAGGCGCGCGCCTCCGGACATCATCGGGTACCACGCCTGCAGCGTGCGGCCCGGCACCGGATTACGTGAGGCGAACGCGAGCGCCATCTCGGCGTCAGTAAAAACGCCGCTGTAAATGGCGACGTCCTGCAGCTTGTACGCGCTCTGCGCGCCCGCTGGCTGGCTGCCGATCTGGATGGAAGTCAGCGTTGTGGCGGCTGCAGTGTGCGGCGCTTGGTTCGGCGCACTGAGCGTATGTTTGTACAGCTGTAGCGTTGTGCCGTCGTACGTGAACCCGAGGGACCACCACGCGTTGAGCGACAGCGACATGCTGCCCGGCGTGTAGTCCACCGCGCTCTCGGTCATCGTGAGAAGTGCGGCTGCCGTCGGATCGAGATACAGCGACAGCTTGAGGCCGGACGCGTAGTTCAGAACGAGGACGTCTTGATAGTTCGTGACGTCGCTGGGGTAGATTCTGACCACGCCAGACAGCGACGACAGCGCAGGGCCACCCGTTACGGTGACCGCTACGCCGTTCGAGTCGGTCGACGCTGCGCCGAAGGTAATCGCCATGAAGGGCTCAGTCCAAGGTCACGCGGAGCATTGGTGCCTGCCACGTGACCGCAGCCGTGATGAGCGCTCCCGTGTAGGTCGTGCCCGATGTAAAGGCCGTCGCTGCTGCCGTGGTCAGAATCTGCCCGTCGGACATGTCTGCAGTCAGCCCGTAGATCGAGGGCTGCGTGGTCGTGGCCGCCGTGCGAATGCCGGCCCATAGATGCGTGCCTGCGGCGACGCTTTGCGCAAACGCTGTCGTGTTGCGCTTGAGGCCAGTGCCGGACACCAGCGTGTCTACGGTGCCTGTCGCAACGATCTTCGTGAGTGTTTGCGATGCGCGGTTCGGAGCCGCTGGCGTGGAGAACAAACCGACCTCGCCGGCTGTCGTGCCCGTGCCTGCGGCTGTCACGTGGAACTCCACGCGGTTCACCGTGACGCCGGTCTGCACAAGCCCCACGTAGACGAAGTATGCGACGCCGCTCGTGGTTGCAGCGCCCGCGATGGCGGGCAGCTGGCTGCTGAAAATCCGCTGCGAGCCTGGCACCCATACAGTGGGCAGGGCCACGCCGTTCAGATTGCCCACGCCCGTCAGGTTGCCGCTGCTGTCGCAGCTGATGGCGGAGTTCTGCCCGAGCTTGCCCGTGGTGCCGCTGAAGCGCACGAGCGCCGTGTCAGTCGCGCTCGCCGGACCAACGAAGTCGCCGCTTCCAGGCGTGCCGCTGTTACCGTCGCTGTAGCTCAGCTCGGCACCGATCAGAATCGCGTCGCCCGTCATGCTGGTGTCGGTGCGCGTGATTTTGATCCACGCGTCGTCACCGCTCGAGAGGCTGTCGAGGTTGCTGATTGTGATGGTGCTGAGCGTGTCGCCCTTCGCCGTGCTGTTGACGGCCGTGGTGGCCGTCTGCGCCGTGGCGAAGCTCTTGGCCTCCACGCTCACCGCGTCGCCCGGTGTGATGGCCGCGAGCGCGGCAGACCACGTCACATTGCCCGTGGTGCTGCCGCTTCGCGAATACCAGGTGAGCGCGAGCGTGAGATTGCCGCTGCCGTACTGCGAAGCACGGAACGGCAGATAGATCGCCTGGGAGGATGACTGTGGGAACGCGTAGCCAGACGGCGGGAAGTTCGTTCCCGCGATAAACACCAGCGCGGGCGTGTTCGTCGTGTCTGGACGCGCTGCACTGATGTCGATTGTTTGGACGGTCGTTCCCATGCATCACCTCAGACGCTGTCGAACGAGTGCGAGATCGCGGACGCCGCGAAACTGGCCGTGTTCGTGTTGTTGATCGTCTGCGAGGCTGTGAGCGCGCCGCGTCCGATGAAGTCGGTCGTCGCGGTGCCGCTCAGCGTTCGCCAAAGGCCGAAGTGCGTGACCGTGCCCCAGCTGGCCGTAGCGGTCGCAAACGTCAGCGTGGTCGCGTTCGTGGTGACCGAGGGGTCCGCGTTGGTGCCCGCGTTCCAATCGGTCGCCGCAGTCACCTTGCGTGCATAGCTGCCGCCGCTGACCTCGTTGGACGTCTGGCCGTCGATGCCAGGGTCTGCCGTATGCAGTGAGAGGTACATCACACCGCTTGGCGAGGTGAACGCCGTGCCCTTGAAAACGAGATCGTTGAGCGCCTTCATGAATGTAGTGCCGTAACCAGCCATATCCTCACTCCGTTGTTAGTTGTTCGCGGCGTCTCCGCCGTTAGCTCTCGATCGCCCTAGCCGCGCCGCCGCCGACCACAGAAAGGCTCGCGCCTCCGCTGCGCAGCTGGAGCGAGACAAAGCCCGATGTCGCGCTGGTGAGCAGTACGCTCACGTGAAACGCGACCACAGACGTCAGGCCGCCCGTGCTGCCCGTGATCGCTGTGCCGCTTGAACTGAAGCCACCGCTTCCGTTCGCGAGGAACACCCAGTTACCGCTGCCCACTGTCCACGAAACATTTACGTCAAAGCTGGCCGCGGAGTCTCCCAGCGCTACCGCGAACACCCACCACACATGATAAGGACCGGAGCGCGCAGGTAACTGGATGTTGGCCCCTGTGGGCGAAGTGAACGAGCCGCCGATCGACGCGCTGCTCATGTTTTGCACCGCCGACCACTTCGGGCGGTACAGCGTGCCGCTGCCGTTGTAGGTGAGCGAGTCGCCAGTCTGCCAGCTGGATGTGTTCGTTAGGCTGTCGGCGCCGTCCGGCAGGTGCCGCGCGTTGTGACCCGCGACGTTGACGCCGTTGTACAGACCGCCCGTGATGTTGCCACTCGTGTCGATCGACACGTTGGCATCCGTGATGAGTTTCCCCGTGGTGCCATTGAAGATGGTCACAAACCGATCGCTGGCGCTGGTGGGGCCTACCACCCACGTCAGAGGGTTTACGCCGTCGAGTGTTGAGACACCGCTTATCGCACCGCCGCTCGCTGTGATGATCGTGCCGTCCTGAATCAGCTTGCCCGTCGTGCCGTTGAACGTCGCGAGCCGGTTGGTCGTCGCGCTGTTCGGTCCGACTACCCACGTCAGCGGGTCGACGCCGTCAAGCGTTGAGACGTTCGCGAGCGTGGTCGTGCCCACCGTGATCGAGTTGAGTGCGCTCACGCTGCCGAGCGATCCGCCGCTGGCGGTGACTGTTGCAGCATTGCTCGCCTGCTTGCCCGTCGCGTCTGCGTACGTGACGAGGCGAGCCGCCACCGAGCTTGCAGCGCCCTTCATCCACAGCGCAGGATCGGTCCCGTTGATTGTGGCCACACCCGTGATGTTCCCTGTGGAATCGATCACCACCACGCTCTGCTTGAGGATCTTTCCTGTCGCGCCGTTGAAGAGTGCGACATGACTGTCCGTCGCGCTGCCAGGGCCGACTACCCACGTCAGCGGGTCCACGCCGTCAAGCGCGGTCACGTTGCTGATCGTCGTGTCACCCAGTGTCATGCTGTTGATGCTGCTGAGCAGCTTGGCCGGACCTACGCCGAGCCCGTGCTCCGTGACGCCGATTGAGTTGATCTCATCGACTTCTCGAATCTGACCGCCGACTGACGTGATGGTGGAAGTGTTACGAAGCAAGCGCCCCGTTGTGCCGTTCCATGTTGCAAGCGTGCTCTCGACCGAGTCGGCCGGCCCGCGTACCCAGTCCCCCGGATCGGTGCCGTTGATGGTGGTCACACCCGTGACGTTGCCCGCGTTGTCGATCGCGACAGGCACCTGGAGCAGCTGCGTGCCCGTGGTGTCGCCCCACGTCGCCACGTTGTTGATCGTGCTCGAGCCGGGCCCGAGCGACGTGCTCAGGATGCCCACGCCCTTGATGAAGCGCAGGTATTGCTTGTCAGCGAAGATCGTGACGGGCACGTCGGTCTCGCCGATCGTCGTGACGAAAGCTCTGAGGCGATGGCGATGCATCTAGCGCCCGGCCTCTTCTTCCTCGCGCTTGCGCTGCTCCTCGAGCGCGCGAGCGAGCTCGGAGACGGCAAAGCCAGTCGGAGCGCCCACGTTCTGCGCGGCTGAGGTCATGTTGCGCGCCGCGCCGCCCAGGTTCCGCTCAAGGCCACGGAACGTGTTCGCCGCTACGTCGCTGCCCCAGCTGCCCGCGGCCTGCCTGAATGCGTTGCGGCTGCCCGAGAACAGCGCGCCACCGAGGCCCGTGCCGACTGCCATCGCGCCGGCCGTGTCGTCGCCATCCGTCATCTGCGAGCCGAGGTAGCCCGCGCCCGCGCCCACTGCGCCGCCGAGCAGCGCAGTGCCCACGTCGCCGGCGGTGATTTCTGCGCCGGCCTTCTGGCGCGTCAGCTCCTCGAGCGTGGCAGCCTTGGCCATCTTGTCGGACAGTTCGCGCCACTTCATCTCGGTGTCGCCGCGCGCGCCCGCGGTCATGATGCCGTCGAGCTCCTCCTTGTTGATGCGCCCGCCGCGCGCAGCTGCCCATGCACTGGCTTGGTCGGGCACGGTGGAAGCCGCGCCGCTGTGCCCAGCGGCCTGCATCCCTGACTTCTGGCGCACGAAGCTGCTGAGGTCGCCCGGTTCGGTCTGCGCCCCGAGCCTGTCAGCGAGGCGCTGCAGCGCTGCAGCTCGGTGTGCGTCCTCGTCGGTGAGCGCACGGCTGCTGAGCGCCGCCGCTTCCTGTTCCACCCTGTTCCGCAGCTGCTCCTGGGCATCGGGAACACGGCCGTTCACGCCGTCTCGCTTGCCCGCCGTCTGGTACACGTCGCGCAGGTCTCCGCGGAGTGTGCCAGCCGCCGGCTTGGCCTCATCGCCGAGTTGCTTCTGCAGCTCCTCTGCGTAGCCGCGCGAGCTCCGCCCCATCAACCGGGGCGGCACCAGTTCCTCGAGATTGCGACCGAGTTGATCGGCAGCGTCGAGGCCGTGCTTGTCCATGACGGCGCGCGCTTCCTTCGCGCCCACGCCTGCGACCACGTTGCGCGCCTTATCGGCGAGCCAGCCTGCGCCCTCGCCCAGCTTGCCTACGCCGCGCCCGATGCCATCCAACAGGCCAGCGCCGGCTGCGCTCGTTCCGCCGCCGAACAGGGTGTCTTGCGCTACCTGCCAAGGACCCTTGTCCTGCGCGACCGCTGCCGAGCCCGACTCGATGCCGCCCGCCACGCCCTGACGCCCAGCGTTCGCGAGAAGGCCCTCGGCCGCGCCGCCCGCGCCGCCAACCATCGCGCCCAGGTACTTGCCGCCCGCTCCGGCGAGCTGCTTACCGAAGTAGGCCGGATCCTGAAGCATGCGCAGCACGTGCGCCTTCTCGGCCTCGAGGTTCTCCGGCGCTTCGATCGGCGGAGGGCTCTTGATGACCTCGGGCTCGCCCACCTTCACGTCGCCGCGCACCGCTGGCGCCTCAGTCGCGTCGAAGTTGACGCCGCGCTTCTCGAGGTCGGCCATCGCCGAGAACGCCTCTTGCTCGGGCATCTCGTACTCATCGCCATCGGCGAGCTTGATGCGGAGAAAGCCGCCGCTCACAGCTGCCCCCCGGTCTTGAAGCGCTCGTATCGCTTCTTCCAGTCGCTGGCATCGACCGCTTGGGGCGAGCCGAGGTCACCCGGCTCGCCCGGTGCGTACCCGACAGGCTTGCGAACCTGCACGTCTTTGGGTGCCCACGCACCTGGAGGCGGAGGCGGAGCCTCGGCAGCCGCCGGCGGCGCCGGGTTGCCGTATTTGAGCCCTCGACTGCCGAGGGCGTTCTCGATCGCGCTCAGCGTCGCCTTGCGCGTGCCGGTGAGCTTGTCGAGCGTCGGATCGTATTCCTTGCCGACGAGTCCGGCGACGATACGCTCCGTGTTGCCGATCTTGTCGTCGCCGAACCCGAGGCCCGGCATTTCCTTCGCGTAGCGCTCAAACTCCTCTTTGCTGAGCACGCCCGTGCTGCCCAGCTTCGAGTACGCGCTCGCGACCTGCTTTTGCAGCATGTCGTACTCGGCGCGCTCGGGACTCGACATGTTCTCGATGCCCTTCGATTTGCGGATCTCGATCATCCGCTGCAGCGCCTTGTCGGCGTTGCTGTACTGGCCCACCACGTCCTCAAGCTGCCTGCGCGTGGTGGGGTTGCTCAGCGCCATGCGCGCAGCTGCCGGGTCCGCAATGTCGGTGCCTGGAATGCGTACGAGGTCATCGCCGCTGGCGGCGACAGGCGCCGCCGGTCCTGATGCTCCGCGAGGCGCCTTGCCAGGCTTCGGCATCGCGTCAGGCGCAACGAAGTCGGGGACGCGCTCCACATCGTCCGGGGACGGCTGATCGAGCGCTGCCGAAGCCGGCGGCGCCTCGAAGGTGCCAACCTGCGCGCGCTCAGCTTGCGCAGCGCGTTGCTCTTCGGGATCGGGAGGCGCTGCGCCCGTGACGATGCGGTTCGCTTCGGCCCATGGAGTGGCTGCGCTGCCGCCAACGCCCTTGCCGAGCCGCGCCTGGAGCGCCCGCTCTTGCAGCGCGAGCTCGCGGTTGCGCGCATCCAGATTGCCGCGGCGGATTTCGTTGTCGAACTGGTTGACCGGGTTGTTGTGCTTGGCCCACTGGTCAACGTCGCCGCGATAGTCGGCCGCGTCCTGCTGCATGATGCCGCCGATGTTGCGCCCCTTGTTCAGGAGCAGATCGAGCGCAGACAGCCAGATGCCCTTGGTGCCGTCGTGCTCTGGCGGCGGCGTCGCTTGCCGCCCACCGCCATCGAGCGACTGCAGCACGCGCGCCCACTGCCCAGACTGCGGCCGATCTGCAGCTGCTGTTGACGTGCCCAAATCTGGCGCCGGCTGATTCGCGAGCCACTTGTCGAGGTCTTTGTCTTCGTCGTCGTAGGTCACAACGCCTCCTCAAATGATGTAGTCGAGCAGGCTCTTGTTGTTCTTTTCGTACTCTTGCTGCTGCTTCTGGCGGCGGTCTGCATCGCGACTCGCAGCAGCGGCCCGGCTCGATTCGCCCGACTCGCTGATCGCCTGACCCTTGAGCGCGTTCGCAGAGTTGTTGATCGCCAACTGTTGCCCAGTCATGCCGAGCGCGAACTGCGCGTTTTGAGCGAGGGCCGCTCGGTTGCTGTCGATCGCACTCTGCGTCTGCGAACTGAGATTGTTGGCGCCCGTCATGTAGTCACGGTTCATCGTGACCCCGGTGTTCGTCTGGTCGTTGTAACGGTTCCACTGGTTGTTGAGCGTCGTGTTACCCGCGCTCCACGTGTTGTTAGCGTTGTTCGCGAGGTGCGCGCCTTGCGTCAACTGCGCGTTCGCAACGTCAGTGCCGCGGCCCCATGCTGCGTTTTGCTGGTCGGCAGCGTAGGAATCCTGAAAGCGCTGCTGCATCAACGACTGCGACTTGTTGAAGGTCCGCAGCGCGTCGTCTGCGGTGCGCATCTGGTTGGCCTCGTTGCCTTGCGCGACCGCGCCCTCGAGCATGCGGTTAGCGTTGCCCGTGCGCATCGCGTCATCGGCGTTGCGCATGTTCGTGACCGTCGTGCCTTGGCCCTGCAGCCCTGCGAGGCGCTGGCCCGAGTTGAACTGCCGTATGGAGTCGTCCTGCGAACGCATAACGTTCGCCTCTGTGCCCTGGCCCTGCAGGCCAGCGAAGCGCATGCCCTGGTTGCTCACGCGCAAGCTGTCATCCGCGTTGCGCATGTTGGTCGCCATCGCACCCTCGCCTTGCAGACCAGCGAAGCGCTGCTGGTTGTTCTGCACGGCCATGCGATCGGCGGCGCTGCGCGTCGCGAAGTCGCGGCCGAAGCTCTGATCGGCGATCGTGCTCGACAGGTTCGCGTAGTTGCCGAGGTTCTTGTCGGCGCGGTCGATGGCCTTGGCGTTCGCGCCCAGGTCGCCGAGCTGCCGCATGTTCGCTGCCTCCTCGCTCGAGGCGTTGAGGTTCGAGAGCGCCATCGTCGAGCCGCTCATGCCCTGCCGCTGCAGCTCGCGCATGTTGGCATCGCGCACGCCGCGCATCGTCTGCTCTTGCTGCATGCGGTTCTGCAGGTACAGAAAGCGCTCGGCGTCGGTGAGCTTCGGGTCGCTGCGCTCCTTGAACTGCCCCAGCGCGTCCTTCTGCGCTGCGAGTGACTCGGCGTCTGCAGTCGCGCCGGCTGCGTCGGATGTCAGGTCGTAGTTACCGCCTGCCCAGTTGCCGTACTCGTCGAGCACGCCCTGTTGCTGGCCGACGAGCGCCGCATCGCTCGACACGTCATTCATGCCCGAGGCCCAATCGCCGTACGCGCCGAACACGCCTTGCTGCTGCGCGACGAGACCGGCGTCGCTGCTGATGTCATTCGCGCCGCTCGCCCAGCCGCCGAACGCGTTCGCGATCCCTTGCTGCTGACCTACGAGCCCCGCGTCAGAGCTGATGTTGTTCGCGCCCGAGGCCCAGTTGCCGAAGTTGTTATAGGCGCCCATCTGCATCCCGACGAGGCCGGGATCGCTGCTCACGTCGGCGCCGTAGCCGCCCGCTTGAAGCTGGCGCATGTTGCTGTTCAGGCTCTGCAGACCGCCGACTGCTGATGCGTCGACCGCGTTGGCCTGCCCGATCTGACCGTAGTAGTTGCCCAGGATCGCGTTGCCGTTCGAGTCGATGCCAGTGCGCGCGGCATCCATTCCCTGGTACATGCCAGCGTTGCTTGCGTTTACCGAGGCGAACGAGTTGCCCTGGTTGTTCAGCACCTGCTGACGCGTGTTCGCGTCTTGCGTGAGGCCGGTGTTCAGCGCGTCCTGGTATGGACTGAGCCCGGCGAGCGCCGACGCTCCCTGCGCTTGGACCATATCGGCCAGGTTTAGGTAGCCGGTGATGTATGGGTCCGTGCCGCCAGGAGCGGCGTTTCCGTTGAGCCCGAGCGATGTGTACCGCGGGTCAGGCGTATACGGCGTGTTCCCCCATGTACCGCGGAAGTTTGGCCCGTGTGTCTCTGGAGTCGCAGGCGCAGGCGCCGGCGGCGTGTAAGGCGTGTCGCTCTGGGTTGCTGAAGAGTTGCCGTAATAGGGGTCGTTGGGGTTCGCAGTTGGGTCGTACAGCGGGACGCTGTAGGCGTTCGGATCGTTGGGGTCGGGGTAGTACATCGCCATGGTCAGCCAATCCCGAAGTAGAGGAACGTGATCAGATACGTGTGCCCGTCGTCGCGCGTCATGCCGTCGATGCTCTTGACGGTGAGCGCGTCGCCGCTCGGGCTTGGGTCCCAGTGCACGAGCCCGCCCGTCAGCACGGTACTCGTCCATGCGCGCGAGTCCTGGATGCGCCCCGCGATCACGGCCATGGGGCGCCACTCGGGGCGCCAGATTTGCAGCGGCTCGGTGTAGGGGCCGAGGTACTGATCGACGGCCCACAGCACGGCCATGCCGTCTGCGCTGATGGTGTCGGTGATCGCGCCGATGGCATCGGTCACCTGCTGCGCCCAGTCGGTGATCGCGGTGATGAACGGCGCCAGCGCGCCGAGCGGCCCAAAGTTCGAGCTGGTACCGCCCGGGCCGAGCTGGCCGTGGGTGATCGGGCTCGTGCCGGGGTTGTAGGCGCCGCCGCCGTTCGAGCCGAGCCCGCCGCCGCTGATCGGAGTGTACGCGCCGCCACCGGGGTTGCCGAGACCGGGCATGTTCCCCGTGACGCGCTGCCCAGGCGGCAGGTTGCCCAGGCCGATCATCGAGAGCGGCACGCCGCGGCCAGTCGGCATCGGCGTGGACATCGGCACCGCGCGCCGCTGCGCGATCGGCATGATGCGAGGTTTGAAGGGTTGCGCTGCCGCTTGCAGCTGCGCCACGGCAGCGATCAGCCGTCCAGGCCGGTCGCCTGCGTTGAGCACGCCACGCTTCGGACAGGTAGCCATATCAGCGCTTTCTCCGCACGCTTGCGATCGGCACAGCGCTCACGCCGAGCCCGCAGAAAACGAGCTTGGTGCTGCCGGCCGGCGCGCTGTAGCCGAGGCTGATCGAGTAGCTGACGGCCGGCGCGTTGCGCGGGATCTCCTGGCTCACCATCGCGAGCGCGAACGAGCTCGGCGTGCTCTGCACGCTGGTCGGGATGCCCGCCTGCACGTACGTCGGCGCGCTTGAGCCGTCAGGCATCGAAAGCGTGCGCGTGATGCCCGTCATTTCGTTCACGATGAGCGTCACGCTGGCGCCGCTCGCAGCACCGCCGAACACCCATTCAGCCTCTTGCCAGCGCTTGCCCGAGAGCGGGTCGCCCGCGAACTGCGGCTGAAAGCGCACAAGGCTCTGCTGGTAGCTCGTGGTGCTCTTGCGCAGCACTTGGAGCTGGTTGCCATTCGCGCGCGCGAAGGCGAGGCCCGTCTCGAGCGAGCTTGACGCGCACAGGACCGAGTCCGCGATCGTGACCGTGGTCCACTTGTTCCAGCGCGTGCTGTAGACGTAGGCCGTGCCCGTGGTCGGGTCCGGGACGAAGTACACATCGCCGCTGCCCGACTCGGCGATCACGCGCGCGTTGCTCGTCGAGCTCCACGGCGCACCGCCGATCGTGCCCAGCGCGCTCGTGCTCAGCTCCTGCACATGGCCGCCATGAGACACGAGCAGCGCGCCTACGTTCGTCAGCGCGTACACGTCGTCACCGTGCCGGCAGAGCGCCTTCGGGCCCGTGAGGCTGATGCTCGAGTCCTTCTGGTCCAACGACCAGTCAAAGCCCGCACTGCTCGAGCCGCCCGAGCCTGAAAGCAGGTAGATGCCCTGCGAGGTGAAGATCACGAGGCTGACGCTGGTGGCGACCGCGGCGTAGACCGTGCCCGTGCCTACCAGGCCGTATTGCGTGAGCGCCTCGGGCTGTCCTTGCTCGGTCCAGCCCATGCCGGCAGCGCGGTGCGGGCGCTCGACGGCTTCGACAGTCGCGGAGATCTCCGGCAGAGGCGGCAGGTAGTTCGCGCCATTGGTCGCGCGCAGCGTCATGTCGCCGCGGCCCGCGTACTCGTAGCGCGGCGCAAAGCCTGTGGCCGGCGTCGTCTTCGTGCCCGGCGTATCCGGATTCACGCGCGCGAGATCGTCGAAGCTCGCGCCGTAGATGAATGCGAAGTCATTGGCCGAGCTGATTGACCACTTGTCGCCCGAGATCTCGAGCACGTCGTTCACCGTGAGCGACCCGGTCGCGCTTGATGGCGGGTTCGGCGTGACGGTCAGCGTGCTGCTGCCCACAGCGGTGATCGTGCTGCGTGAAAAGTCGGGATAGACCACCTCTTGCCCAACCACGAGCCCGACCATGTCAGCAGTGCTGATGCCGCTGATCGTCGCGCTTCCGGTCGAGTACGTGCCCGTGAGCGCGCGCGTGCCGATTCCCCACTTTCGTGAGTAGTCGTCGGTGAGCTCACCCACGCCAGCGCCAGCGCGAGCCACGCGTGCTGCGGGCTCGGTCACGTCGAAATAGAAGCTGTAGTTGCGGTACGTCGCCATCGCGCGGCAGATCGGCGGGGGCCGCTTCTGGCTGCTGGCGCCGATGGCTGCGCTGTTCGTGTAGAGCGCCTCGCCGAAGTTCTGATCGCCCGTGGCCTCGGTCCAGACATACGGACCAGTCGCGCCGATCTCGTACGTGCTGCTCAGGTAGTAGTCGCTGCCCGTGCTGACGCCCGGATCGTAGTCAGCCGGCGTTGCGCCAGGCTTCGGGCTCGCGCACTGCAGCGTGCGGTACATCGAGATCTCGTCGCCCTGAAGCATGGGCGGGTCGCCCGTGCGGTTGAGCGCGACATACGAGATGTTCACGTCGGAGCCGTCCGCGCGCACCTGCACGGCCGCCGATGGCGGCGAGGTGACCTCGTAGCAGTCGGGGAAGTGCCGCGTGAGCACCGCCACCACGTGCGCGTGATTGTCCTTTTTGATCGCGCTCGCGCCCGTGCTCGTGTCGTAGCTGACGTAAAACGCTGGCGCGAACAGGCCGGCGAGGCGCGGCTGGCGCTCGGCGTCGGTGGTCGGGTTGATGTAGTCGAACACCATCACGCCCGTGGTGCTCGTGACGAACACGCGGTCGCGCGTGATCATCCAGTCCACGCGGCCATCGACCTCGAAATCTACGTCGTCGTCGTAGGCGTTCGACGCCGTGAGCAGCGAGCTTGCGTTGCCGTCAGTGTCGATCCAGACGAAGCGCCAGCCTGCCTCGGTCTGCACGAGCACGAGCGTCTGCCCGGTCGTGCGAATCACCTCGGCCTTGAGCACAGGATCCGGACACAGCACGCTCGCGAGCACCTCGAACGCAGGCGCGCTCTCGACCGAGCCCGGCGCGTTGGCGATCACACCATGCGCGACGAGGCACGCACCGTCAGGGTACTGGCCGAGCTGATTCGGCCGCGTGATGAGACCCAGCGGCTCCAGGATGGCGGTCTTGGGCACGCGCCCTTACCTCCACCCGTGCTGAATCGGCATGTGATTCACGGCGCGCACGCGCGGCGTGAGCGTGCTGGCGAGCCGCTGCGCTGCGGCCGATGTGGATGCGGCAATCTCGTTCGCGCGGTCGTACATGTCGCGACGCGTGCAGATCGGAATCGCTGCCGCAGCAGCAAGCACGGCGTGATAGCTCTCGGGAAGCTGCGGCCAGTCAGTCTGGCCCGCCGCGCGTACGTAGTCGCCAACCTCGACGCGGCTCAGGTTCGGGCCTGAGCCCACAAGGATCGTGTTGGCGTCGAGCACCGAGGCCGGCGCATCGAATAGCGACAGCTCGAAGTAGCCGCGCGGCTCGATCACGTCGATGATCGTCGTCCCACTGAGCGGCCCGCTCGTGGTGCGGTCGATGGGCAGCGAGTCGATGCTGATGGTGCGCGCGGCCACGTCCACCGAGAGCACGCGCCCGCCTGTCTGATCGGCCACGAGCGTGCTCGGGCGTACGGTGATCTTTGCCCGCAGCGAGAGGTCGCTCGTTGTCGGAGCGGGCAGCAACATCACCGTGCTGCCGCGCACGGTGTACGCCTGCGGGTAGGCCGCGTTCGGGTCCCAGTCCTGCGCCTCGCTCTCGATCGACTGATCGAGCGGGTACCATTTGCCGCTACCCTGCCGGATGTCGATCTGCTCGAGCGCGCAGTGGCGCGGGTGAAGGCGCACGTACGGGTTGCTCGCGGCGAGCGTGCGCGTGAGCGAGTGCATCCAGAACCCGCTGCGCGCGCTCTCAATGATCGGCTCGAAGTACGAGCCCATCGCCGTATTCAGCAGCTGCGTGATCACCGTGTCGGTGAACTCCGCGCTGCCGTCCTCGATCGTCGCGGTCGGCCGCGCGTAGGCGATGAGCTCGCTCGTGTTCAAGCGCTCACCACCCCGATAGGCAGGCGTCTACGGCCACGGTGCCGCCGCCGCTTGTGTAGGCCCAGACAGCACCGATCCAGCGCGGCACTGCAACGGCTGTGAACACCACTTCAGCAGTGCCTACGCCGACGTTGTTGATCGTAAGAACGCCGTTCGCGTACGTCACGCCCGTGGGCAGCGCGCTCACGACCGAAAAGCCGGTGAACACCGCCTCAGCGCCGCTCTTGGTGTCGAAGTCGGTAGCCTTGAGCGTGAGCGTGGCTTGCAGCGTCGCTGCACTCACGGTCATGCGCACGGTCAGGCTCTGCACGAGGCAGCGCGCACTCTGATGCCAGGCCACGGCGACGCCGGATGTGCCCGCGGCGCTCAGCAGGTTGGCGTTGCCGAAGTCGCGCATTGTCATCGGTAGCCGCCCATTCCCCGCTGCTGCATGCGCGGATCGTCTCGGTCACCGTCAGGCGGCCCACCGCGCTGGTCGTCGTCGGGCTCGGGCGCGGCGCCGGCATTGACCGGCATGGCCGAGGTCTGCGGACCGGGCATGCCACCAGGGCCGACCGGCATAGGCGGTCTGTGCCGCGCGAGCGCCGCACGAATGGCCGCGTCTTGATCGCGCATGAAGCCGCCACCAGGAGGTCCCATCGGCCGCCCGTCAGGGCCTGCAGCCTGCGGCGGCATACCGCCTGGCGGACCCATGCGCACGCCCGGAGGTGGCCCGCCCTGCGGCATCGGTTGGCCCCATTGCGGCTGTTGCGCTGCGAGCCCTTGCCCGAGCTGCTGCATCCAACCGGGTCGCTGCATCGGCTGGCCCATCTGTCTCTGTCGTGGATCGAACATCACCAGTAGCCTCGTGAGCGGTTGTAGGAGCCGCCGATCAGTCCCGGCGCCCGGCTATTCGGATCGTCAAACATGTCGCTCTCGGCCTGCGCCTGCTTGTCTGCGGTGGCTTGGTTTTCGGCGAGCGCGCTCGCCACTTGGACGAGCGGACCCGCGTTACCGTGCGGCATGCTGGGATAGTCAGCGCCGCCAGCGGCGATCTGGGCGTACCCAGAATCGCCGCTGCGGGCTGCACGTTTGGACGCGATCGCCGCCTTGGTGTCGTCCAGCTGCTGCTGCTCGGCAAAGGCATGCTGCTTGTTCGCCTGCTGCTTTTGCAGGGCCATCCCGACGATTGCTGCGATCAGTGGCCACATAAAACCAAACCTTCCGTTACGAGCCAGCGATCACGGCAGGTCGAGGATGTCGCCCGTGCTCTGGATGTTCTTGATGCGCATGCAGTGCCACGGCTGGCTCACGAACGGCGCTTGGTTCGCGTAGTTCTGGATCTGGCAGCCGTTGTAGTCGGTGAGGTTCGTCAGGAAGTTCTCGCTGATGCCCTCGACCGGACGCATGGTCAGGTCCGTGGTGCCCACGCGGTAGCAGTCCGCGGTGTTCGCGAAGTAGATGGCCTGGCCCTGCTTGCACAGGTCCCACACGAACACTTCCACCTCGCCGCCGGGCGTCTGGAACGTCAGCGACGTCTCGCCCTGCAGCTTGTCGCCGCCCTTCGTGGTGTCGCGAACCTGGCCGCTCTGCTCCTCGGCCAGCGCCGAGAATGCGCCGCCACACACCGCGAGCCGTCCGCCGCGCTTCGAGCCGTTGTAGCTCAGCGTCGCGAGGTACGCGCGAATCAACGCGCGCGTCAGCGGGCCGTTGCTGTTGTCCTGCTCGAGCGCACGGAACTGCGAGATCGTGGTGATGTCCACCGTGAAGATGGTGCCGGTCTGCGTCGCGAACATCGGCTCCACGCCGATGCAGCTCTGACCCACCCAGCCCGCGGGCACGATGATGTCGTTCGCGGTGATCACGGCAGTCGGGTTGACCGTCGCCTTGCCGGTGACGGTCGAAACGCCGAACTTCACCTGCGTCTTGGTCTGGCTCGGCACGCCGAGCACCTGCACGTTACCAGCGCGCAGCGTGGTGCCGTCGCTCTGATAGACGTCGACCAGCGCGTTCATCATGAGCGGCCACAAGCCGGGGATGAAGCTCGCGCGCGAGATGCGCACGCTGGGCGACGTGTTCACCGCGGCTGCGGTCGTGGACACCACGCCGATGTTGCTTGCAGCGGTCGACGTCGCGCCCGGGCCGTAGCCGAGGGCGAGCTCGCGGTAGAGCTGGCCGCCCTGCCCGAGGTGCTTCACCTTCAGGCTCATCATGTCCTGGTAGCTCGCAGCGTTGCCGCCGCCCGACATGCTGTTGCCGTTGAGCGAAGCGTAGATGTCGTCCCACGACACCTGGGCGCGCATCACGATCGTGCTGCCGTCCAGCTCGGCATACGGCGTCTTGCCGCTGATGGCCGGGTTCAGCGCGAACAGGCCGCCAGCGCGTGACGCTGTCTGGCCGTGCTCGATCGCAGCGGTGAAGGGTACGCGGTACTTCTCGCCGATCTTCGCTTGCTGCTTGAACGGGAAGATCTCGGCGAGCGTGCCGGGCTCCGGCAGCGCATCGATCCACGGACCGTACTTGATTCGGAAATTGCCATTGTAGTTGGCACTGATGGTCACGAGACACCTCGAACGGGGAAGGGGTTGGGAGACCGCTTCGCTCGGGTGCCGCAGTGCACGGCGGTGATTGGTTGCCTCGGCTTTACCCGGAAGGTCCGATCACGCGCCGCCGGAAGGTCCAGCTACGCTTGGAAATCAATGCTGAGGCAAATGCAACACAGTTGCAACTACGCTACGCCACAGACCTGCAGCCGTCAGCCACACTCAGCGCATGTCCGACAGGCGCCTACGTTCCGGGGTGGAGATGTTGCCCGCTGTTCCGGGCTTCGCTGCCGGGCCGCTGACGGCGGCTGCTGCTGGTGGCGGCGGTAGCTGCTGGCGCGGCGGCTGACGGCCGCCCGCGGCGGCGATGAGCGCCTGCACGCGCTCGCGCGCCTCGCCCACCAGCTGACGCAGGGACTCGTCGGTGGGCGTGCGCCCGCGCTGGATGGTGGGCGCGACGATCCAGCGGCCATCGGGCCCGCGCTCGCCCTCGGTGGCGCGCGCAAGCACCTCGCCCAGCTCGCGCTGGAAGGCAGGGGAGTCCGTCACGCCCATGGCCTTGCAGACATCGGGCAGGCGCTGCTCGATGTGCCCCATCACGTGCTGGATGTCGGGCGCTTGGATGCCCTGTTGCGCGGCTTGGCTCTGGGCGAGCTGCTGCTCTTGCAGCTGACGGGCCTGCAGCTGTCGGCGGAGCATGTCCGCCTCGTCCTTGGCGCGCTCGCCGGCCAGGAACTCCTCGCGCACGTCGGGAGCGAGCCCCTCGAGCCGAGCCATCCGCTGCACGTAGGCCACGACCATGCCGTGCATCGTCTTCTCCGCGCCCATCCAGCGCATGGCCTTCATGCCCAGCTGCGGATCGCCGCTGAGCAGGTCGCGCTGAAACGCTTGGATGCCGGCCTGGTGCTGCTCGAGTACGCGGCGCTCCTTGGCCATCTCGGTGGTCTTGGCCTGGTAGTCGCCGTACAGCATCGTGTGGCGCGGGATGTCGCTCACACGCATCGGCACCTGGTTGCCGTCGCGGTCCTTGGTCCAGATGACCTTGTCCCCGAACGCGTCGAGGTCGAGGTCGGGCGAGTCCTTGTGCTTCTGCCACTCGGCCGCGAGCTGCTCGACGGTGGGCGCGCCCTCTTGCGGCTCCGCCTCGGGCGGCGTCTCTGGCTGCTGCGTCTCTGGCTGTGACTCTGCCTCGGCCGCCGCTGCGGGCGTTTGCTGGTTCGCCGGCATCGGAGGCGGCGGCAGTTCGGGCAGGTTCGCCTGGTAGGCGGCGTGGCCCATCTCCGACATGCGCCGCGGCGCGATCTCGGCCGGGGCCACTGCGTTCGCGAGCGGGCCGCTGGGAGCTGCGGGGGTTGCTGTTGCGGTTGCTGCTTCACTCATGCTGCTGCTCCTGGCTGCGCCTGCTTGGGCGCGGGTTTCTGTTGGTCGTTTGCGGGCGCGCCTTGCTGCCCTGGAGGCGCGTTCGGGTCACCTGGCATCGGCTGCGGGTTCAGCATCATCTGCGCCTGCTGCAGGCTCTGAGCGAACACGAACGCGGGCGAGCCGGGCAGCACTGGCGGATCGGGGTAGCCGAGCAGCCGCGCGAGCACCGGGTCCTGCTGCATGACGCTCGTGCAGTGCCCTTGGATGTGCTGCGTGAGCGCGAGCACCGCCTGCGGGTCGGCGTTGTCCTGCGTGCGCAGCAGATCGAGCGCGCCCTTGTGCTCGAAGATGTGCGCGACGTGATCGTCGGTCGGGCTGACCTCGGGAATGCCTCCCTTGCCGCTGATCATGCGCTCGTTCTCGCTGGCGATGCAGTCGAGCGAGCGCGAGTCGCTCTTGCCCCACTCATCATCACCGTAGAGCACCATGTTCACGGCCTTGGCGCGCTCCTTGGGGTCCTGGATGTCCTTGGTCTGGTCGAGCAGCTGCAGCCGCGCGAGCGCGCCGCGCATCGCATCGGGCACCATCTTGGCGCGCACGCGGCGCACGCTCGACAGGTCGCTCGGCGAGAACTCCTTGGCGATCGGCGCGCCCTCACGCCCAGCGATCTCGGCGATGAACGCCGTGTTCGCATACTTCATCAGCATCTCGATCAGGTCGTTACCCAGCTCCTCCTCGTGCTTGACCACGTCGCCCTGCGAGAGCGACAGGTTGCGCGCGGTGATCGCCTCGTAGCCGGCCAGGTGCGCGCCGCTCGTGGTGCGCTCGGCGCTCGAGCCGCGGCTGACGTCGGTGAAGCCGCTGTTGCGCGTCACACTGCTGATCAGCTCGGTCTTGAGGTCGCTGCTGCCCGGTGGCATCGGCTGAATCTGCACCGCTCCGGGCGGCTGTCCGCCGGGCGGCACCTCGTAGTCGCGGATGCCTCCACCTGACAGCGTCTCCTGCGCCATCTTCGTGCCCGTGAAGCGGTAGCGCGCCTGGTTGCCGAAGTAGGCGAAGTTGGTCAGCTCGGAGCTGCGCAGCTTGTTGAGCGCGGTCTCCGCGGCGTGCAGGCCCCAGCCATCGGCGAAGCTGAAAGCGCAGTCGCTCATCTTCGACGTGAGCAGCGGGCGCACGGGCAGGCGACCAGCGCTGAGCGGACACGGCGCATCCACCACCACGAGCTCGCCCACGATCAACGCGTACCTGCCGCCCTTCAGCTCGGGCCGGTCGGCGTAGTAGAAGTGGATGGCGATGCAGTCGCCCTCGTTCGCGCCGAACGTCTGATCGTCGGCAGCGCCGAGCAGGCGGTACTGTGCGAACTCGTCGCGCGCGCTCGCATCGAGAATCAGTTCGGCCTTCTCGGGGTACTGCCCCGCAAGCGCGTACAGGTTCGTGCGCTCGAACGCGATGGCCCAGCCGGCCTTGATGCCGATCTTCGGGTCGTAGGCCATCTCGAACGGCGTGAGCGCATCGACGAACGGCGCACCGCTCTTGGCTGGGCGTGCGGCCATCGTGGTCTGGGGCACGAGCGCGACCGAGCCGTCCGGCTGCTGCATGGGCGTCGGCTGCGTAATCGGCACCTGCTCGACCACGTCATCACCCTTGGTGGCGTCCCAGCGCAGGTGCGTGCCCGCGGCGCCGAACTCGAGGCACATCTCAGCGAACGTGCGCACGGTCGGCCTGATGGACTCGTCGTAGACGTAGTTGATGGCGCTCTCGGCGAGCTGCGCGCTAAGCACAGAGCGCGTCTCGCCCATGTTCGCGACGCACTGAAAGCTCGTCTTCTCGGCCATCAAGAACGCGAGCTGTTGCCTGAGCAGCGAGCGCACCTCGGGGATGCGTATCTGCACCCGCGTGTCCTTGCGCGTGCCCAGGTCGAGCTTGATGGCCATCTGGCCCTGCGTGTTCGAACTGCGGTCGCGCATGAAGTAGACCGCGTCCGCTTCGCGCCACGCCTCCACGAGCCCCAGGCGCTCGGCAGCCTCGAAGTAGCGCTTAGCGCGCAGCCGCACCTCGGGCACGAGCTCCTCGGGGGGCAGTGACGCCCAGAATGGTTTGCCGGCGAGCGTCATAGCGCCGCCAGCTTCATGATCGACGGCTTGGCCTCGCCCTTGTCGATGAAGTCCAAGCGGTAGGGCACCAGCGTCTGCTGCAAAGCGTCGAGGAAGCGCGGCACGTCGGGCTTGCCTGGGCTCGTCGGTGATGGACGGTCCCAGTAGTCGCCCACCTTGACGGGCTTGGTCGCGTGCATCTCCTCGAACAGCTCGGCATCGGGCCGCGGGTACGTGCGAATCACGCCGGCCTTGTCGGGCTCGTAGTTCACCGCCGCGTTCACCGGGTAGCGGAACACCGCGCACACGCTGACCGCCGCTTGCAGCTGCATCAGGTGCAGCTCGGTCAGCACGCGTTGGTCCTGCAGCGCTTTGGGCGCGTGCTTCTGGAGCCAGCGGAACGCGACTTGGGATTCGGTGCCAGCGTCGAGCGCGAGCACGATCGTGTTGGTGTCGAGCAAGGCATCAAGCTGCTGCTTAGTGATCGTCATTCGGTGGCCTCGTATGTCAGAGCGAAGATGTCGGGCTTGCAGGGGTATAGCTCGCCCTTGACGCCTTGGATGATGTAGTCGCCCTCGTCGGCGACCATCTCTCCCTCGAGCGTGCGAATGGTCACGTATCCGTGGTCCTGTCCTTTGCAGACCGCGGCGGTTCTGTCGTTGACCGCGGCCCAGAACCACGGCGGAGCGTCGACCAGAAGCCATTGGCCAAGGAACGCGACGCCCGGTGGCGTAAACTCCACCTTGAACGCCTCGATCACCACAGGCCTCTTGCGATATTTGCTCATCGGTAGACCCTCTCAGATAGAGAGGTGAGTTGTTCATTGAGGCGCTTCAGCTCGGCGTCTTGCTCACGCAGGCGCACGAGCAGGTCGCTCATGTCGCTGGACGCCAGCATCGCGTCAGCGCGCAGTGCGTCGATGCGATTAGCGTGGTCTTTGATCGTGGGCTCGTGGTGCGCATGCCAGCCCTCGAGCCGATCAACGGCAGTCAGGCGCTCCTCGCACTTGGCGATGCGCTGCACCTGCTCCTCGCTGACCTTGCGTTCCTCGGCTGCGTACAGGTTCGCTAGTCGGCCGATCACGAACGCGAGCGACGGCGGCACGGTGAGCGCCAACACCATGAGGGTGGTCACGGCTCCACCAGCGCTTTCAACTCGGCTAGCGGCCAGATGAATCGATGGCGCTGCTTCTCCGCGTACTCACGCACGCGCTCGGCGTCGAGCCTGTCAGCCCAAGGAAACAGCCGCTCGTGGTGCGTGGCGACGCAGCACTCGCAATCGCAATCGGGCGCTTTCTTCATGCGCTCGATGATGGCCTTTGCCTCGTCCAGCGTGGTCATGGTTGCGCCTCGGCCAGGCGACGCATCATCGCGTCGTGTTCCTCGCCGAACGTCTTCGGCAACTCCTGCGTGGGCGTGGCCTCTTGCGCGGCCTTGTCGATCTCCTGCTCCAAGCTGTCGAGCTTGTAGCCATCGGGCGGCGCAGCCAGCAGCACGTAGCTGCCATCGGCGGCGTACTGCACGCGCACGGTGCGACGCGCCTCGTCCTGTGCGGCCTCGATCATGCGCGCGTCGGCGTACACCGGCAGCTCGACGCGCACGCCGCGCTCAGCTGCCTTGCGCATCTCGGTGCCCACGTTCAGCACCCACTGCTCGACCTGCTCGCGTGTCGGCGGCTCGGGCTCGTGGTCGCTCACGTCCACCTGCGCTACACGCAGCGCGAGGTCACGTAGGCCCGAGGCTAGAACATCTCGGATAGAGGCAATGCGTCTGTCTGTTGCCATTTCGGTGCTCCGACCCAGTCAGGGCCACCCGTGCCCAAGTGCTCGGGCGGCTCGGGGTTGATGTTGGCGAACATGTCCACGTATCGGCACAGGTAGACCAGCGCCGCAGCGAGGTCGAAGTGTCCGTACGTCGGGTGCTCGTCGAATGCGGTGCGCTGCTTGTTCCAGACGCACGCCTTCACGTGATCGTAAGCGAGCTGCGCGCGCTTGGTGAACGCGACACGCCCGCGTGTCATCCACTGGCGAACGAACCACACCATCGTGTCGCGCAGGTCTGCTTTGGTCGTCGGGTGAATGAGCAGCCCGTAGCTGACTGCCATGTCGTGAATCATCTGCGGCTCGATGTCGCTGACACGGCCTGCAGGGTTCGTCTTGAAGCGCTGCTCTGTGTGGTCGTACCAGCTGAGCTGACCGTCGTAGTCGTGCCCCACGCGCCACAGGGGGCGTTCGTCCGGGCGCTTGCGTGCGTCGGTGTTGGCCATGCGATGCAGCGCCTCTGCGTGGCGCGCACAGCGGTCATCCGCGAGCAGCGTCTGCCACCCGCGCTGGACCACGCGGCCCGAGCTGTCCACCACGTCGAGCAGCGGCACGCGTGCGAGCTCGGCGTTCGGCCATGTGCCGAACAGGTCGAACTCACGCGCGGCCACGATGGCGGCTACGCGCTCCGTGCTGGCGTTCGACTCTGCCCAGCAATCGACGATGACCACGCCTGCGCGTGCAGGGTCGTAGACCGCGAACAGCACGGCGAACAGGTGGCGATGGCCAGGGTCGAGCGCTGTGAACGTGAGGCAGTGTTTGGGCAGCGCGTACTCGTCGAGCATGTGCTGCTGGCCCAGCTCGGGGAACGTGGCGAGCGTCATGTCGGCAGCGATGACGTTGTAATACTCACGCTCGCAGCGCACAGCGCCACGCCCACCAGCTGCGCGGATGAACTCCTCGCGCACCTTGGGAGCGAGCCGCGGGTTATCGTCGAGCGTTGCCCTGTGATGCGCGCTACGCAGCTTGCAGTCGGGCAGGAACTTCAGCTCCCACGCCGTGTGCAAGCGATCGGGCGCTGAGGTCTCGAGAATCATGCGCGCCCAGTCGCGGCCCTGGTACTGCGCGTAAAGCACGCCCTCGATCATCTCCTCGAGGTCGTCGATGAAGCCCGCTTCGCTGATGACCTCGCCGTCGCAGCCCTGACCGCGCAGCGCGTGCGGGTTCTTGTCGAGCCCAGCCATCGCGATGTAGCTGCCCTGCATCGGGCCGTAGAGCGGGAAGTACAGGCCCGCGGGCTGCACGCCGCGCTTGCCGTGGTACATCGGCTGGCAGCTCGCAGGCGCGTGGCGGAACACATCGCGCAGCACCTCACCGACGATGGTGTCGATCGAGTGCTGGAACATCGTCGTGTAGCGCAGCTTGGCTGGCCGACCGATGAGCGGCGGCAGCAGGATGCCGAGTCGTGACAGCGCCCACGTGCAGAGCGCTGACTTGCCCACGCGTCGGCCCCACTCGAGCCCGAAGATACGCGCGTACTGGCCTTGCGTCTGCTCGGTGGGATCGAGCTGCCACCAGCGCCAGAGCAGCTCCCATGCCTCGAGCTGCTTGGCGTGCAAGTAGGGCGTGAAGTCGCCAGCCTCCCAGCACTTGGCGTGCAGGTCATCGAGCGTGGCGAGCTGCACGGCGTTGCTCATTCAGCGGCTCGCAGCATCGACAACGCCGTACCAGAAGTCCCACAGGTGCTGGCTCTGCCGCTCCCACAGGTCGGGCGCGCTGGTGTCGGTCACGAAGATCGTGCCGAGCGTCGCAGGCGTGTAGCCGTAGCCACGCGCGAGGTAGCACGCCTCTTGCCATGCGGCCTTTGCGCGCGTGTAGTCGCGCGGCGGCGGCGCGGGCTGCTCGGGTAGGTTGGAGCGCGCTGCATCGTGCGGCTGCTCGGCCGGCTCGGCGAATGCCGTGGCGTCGACGGTGGTGGCGTTGTCGATCGGGGCATCGGTGGTCTCGGGCGGGGGTGCTTTGCTCTTGGTCATCGTTCGTGTCCTCCACTCAATCGCTTACGCAACTCGCGCACGGCTGCATCTGGTGTCATCTGCTGGACCACTGCCGGCTTGGCGTCGCTGTCAGCTTCGGGCAGGCGCTCGAGCACCGCATCCAGCACGTACCGGGCGAGCGTGTGCAGGTGCTGCTGGTTGCGCTCGACGTTGCGCTTCTTGAGCGCCTCGGTGATGACCGCGAGCGCATCGGGCACAGCGCTGGCCAGACCATCGAGCGCTCGGCGCTTGGCGTCGCTCACCACACATCCTCGCTGTAAAGCCATCGCTTCGGCTTGGCGATCTGACCGGCTGCGTGCGCGATGCGCGCCGCCTGGCCACGCAGCACAAAGCGCCCGCGGCTCGTCATGAAGCCTTGCTTGCCCGACCCACGCGCACCACCCATCTCGACGTGGAGCTTGATCACGTCGTGGTGTCGGTGCGGCGGAGGGAGTGACAGCGTCACGTCGCTGAACTCGACGGCCACGCGCTCGATAGTCTCGAGCTTCGGAGACTCGCCCCCCAGCCCCCCGATTGTAGCAGCTGTCGGCGGCGTGCTCGCAGGTCGTCTCTCGTCAGCTTCGCTCACATCCACTCCGACGCAGCGAAGGCTGCCCAGACGATCGCACCAAGGATGAGCGCGCACAGCCACGCTGCGAGCGCATTACCTCTGCGATATCGACGGCCAGCCATTCGGGATTAGAAAGCCCGGCCAGCGTCAGGGGGGCCAACGTGGCCGGACCAGGGATCGAAGCCAGAGACACTTGCAGTGTTACTGCAACACTGTTGCAAATGCAACACACCTACATTTACGGGCCTTGCTTTTGGCGTCAGGCTCACTGGGCCTGCGCAGGCAAGGGCGACCAGCTGTCCCTGTCACCGCGAGCGCAGCCGAGCGGCTCTGTGTCTTTCGCGTGGGTGTCCCGAGCGGCAAAGGGGACGCGCTGTAAACGCGTTGGCTTCGGCCTTCGGGGGTTCGAGTCCCTCACCACGCACTAAGCCAGCTCAGATCAGCACCCATCACAGCGGCGTTTGAGGGCCTGGCGTCCAGCTACGCGCTCGCCAGATCAGCACCCATCACCAGCAGGTCCGCCGTGCGCTCTGCTGAGGCTGCCCAGCCTCCTACTTGCACGAGCCCTGCGCCTGCAGCTACGGCGAGCGGGTAACGCTTGATGCGGCCTCCGCGTCTCAGGAAATCCTGAATGCGCCGCGCGCGCTCTGCACGCTCTTGGTCGCTCTCGAGGTTCCGCGTGCGCGTGCACTGGCCCCATGGGTCCTGACGGCGTCTACCTCGGACGTTGCCAGCCATGCCCTTCGAGCCTTTTTTGTATCTCGGCATGCGCAGATCGTGGCGTGATTGCGTCGGATTAACAACCACTTGCGTGTGTCACTCTCTTTCTTGTCGATAAGTGTTGCAATCCGTTTCGCTCGGGTGCATAGTCTCTCTTGTCAGCACGGCGCTGACAGCAAACAGGGAGACACGAGATGGCACGCAAGACCACCCCCACGAAGACTAACGCAGCAGCATGGAACGCATGGCGCGCTTTCTGGCTCGCTCGGGACGCCCGCAACGATGACGGCATGCGCGCTGCGCTGGCTGCCTACGAGAACTGCAGCGCGCGCGTGAACGGCCACGGCGCAGACGTGTTGCGTGAGGCGCTCAATGAGTCCTGAACTGGAGCAAAGCGAGTTGGCGCGGCTTCGCGCCCTCGTGGACGACCAAGCCGCTCTCTTGCGGGAGTTTCGCGAGCGGCTGCGCGTGTTCGAGGATCGCGAGCATCTTGTGCAACGCGTCATCGACGCGGCGAATGACCCGCGATGGGGTCAGGAGCCCAACTGGGAACGAGTGATCGTGCTTACGGCGAGTGACCTAGCTCGTTGGGAGCGATGAACGTTGGGCGCTGCGCGTTGGGAATGGGGAATCTCGTTCGCGCGCAGCGTCGAGCGCTCAAGCTCGAACGCAAACAGGGAGACACGGACATGGCAAAGCAAGGCTGGGAAGTGTTGGACGCGATTGCAGTGGGCGCGTATGGCCTGCACGTGCGCGGCGTGAACCACGATGCGGCTGACGAGATCGACCGCCGCTTCAGCTGGACCATCGACCACTACAGCGCGGCCAGTCCGCGTTACGACTGGACCGGCTGCAAGTTCGGCGCTGGCGCGGCTGAGCGCCTCGAGAAGCTCCAAGCCATCGCGGCGGCCCGCGGCTGACTCTGAACGCTGGCGGCAAGGCGGTGACAGCGCCTTGCAGCGAGCGCTCAAGCTCGAACGCAAACAGGGAGCAGGGGAACATGGCTACGTACAGGGTCGAGATCTTGGAATCAGAGAGCGACGACGGCGCGCAAACCTGGATACTGGCCGCGCGCTGGCCCCAACCGGGTGAACCACGCCGCATGAGTTACGGACCTGCAGAAGGTCTCTCGCGTGAAGACGCTGAGAACACAGCGCGCTTGCTCAATGCTAGCTGCGGCGTCTCCGATGGAATGGCCCGCATCATCGAGGAGCCGTGACCACCCGCGCCGAGCTCATCCGCGCGCTGGCCTCTGACGGCCTCACGCGCGAGCAGATCGCCACCAAGACCGGAGCCACGCGCCAGGCCATCGCCTCGGCGCTGGCGCGCTCCAGCGGGCGCAGGGGCCGCCCTCGCACGCGCTGTGCTGTATGCCGGTGCGCGGTGTGCGGCGGAACGTGGGAAGCTACACGCGTCAGGGAAAGGGCAGGGACATGAGCACGTACTACGAGGCTTGCGAGCCTGAGACTGGCATCGTCATTCGCGCTGGCACCTTCGAGCAGATGCTGGGCTACGTCGAGGCGTGCCAGTTCACGCTCTACAGACGCACGCGTCGCGGGCATCGCTACCAAATGCGACCTATCGAAAGAGGCTCAGAGGTTTGGGTCGCTGACGATGACTGTTCGTGCGAGCGCTGCCGCAAGGAGAAGCCATGAACGAGCCGAACGGATACTGCACGCACTGCAACGATCCATGCCCGCGATGCTCTGATGTGCCATTCGACGCCGAGGACACAGCCCGCGAACGCGCCGCCGTGGTGCGCTACCTGCGAACAGGCATCCGCAGCCTTCTCGAGCACCACCTGCGGGGCTCGTTCGACGTAATGCTGTACGAGCGCAACCGGGACGCGTTGCTTGAAGCAGCCGACGCTATCGAGCGAGGCGACCACCTCAAGGAGACGCCATGAGCACGTGCAAACACTGCCTGCATTGCCAGGCCACATCCGCAGAGCGCGCGCAAACGGTCGTATATCTGCGTCGGATGAGCGACTACTGGGACAAGCGCTGTCACGAGCCCGATATCGCAGAAGTGCTCGAGGGAATGGCGCGGGACATCGATGCCGGCGAACACATCGCGCCAGTGGAGTGCCCATGAGCGCCTACTGCGAAGCCTGCGAGATGGTGCTGCCCACTCGGCGCGATGCGGACTACCACCGCACCGAGTGCCACGCGTTCGTCGAGCAACTCAGGTCTGAAGCTCGCGACCACCAACGCGAATCGCAGGAGGAGCAGGGCGAGCCTGACCACCAGTAGCCTGCGCTTCGTACGGCACATAACGCCATTCGATCCGCTGCATCACCACGCCGTCAGCCATGAGCTGCGGCGTGGCGCAGACCTCGTGGAACACCTCCCATTTCTCCGCGTCGCTCAGCGGCTTCTTGCTGCTGAATATCCACGTGAGCGGCCACAATATCCCCGCGCAATAACACCAGATATTCACCCACATCCACACGTCGCTTGAGTGATGACTCATGACCAGGTCCCTGCTTGCGATTTCCTGCAGTTGCCGATACGAAGACGGGAAGAGAGAAGGCAGCCACCTCTGAGCTTGCCCATCTCGAGAAGAAGCAGAGCGCCGCTGTTCACTCGCCTCGGCTTCCCCCGCGATACCCGCTGACCCACCCTCTTGTCGGGTCAGTGAGAGCGCCCTACTCTCCTGACCTCCCGGAGCGGGTTGCAGCGGCGGGAGGTCAGGGGTGGGCGGTCAGTGTTGCATCGCGCGTGCAGCCATTCGCTGCAGCTCTGCGCGAGCATCCTGCACTGCGATGTCGTCGGGCCACGGAACGTCCGCGCGTGTGTAGACGTACGGACGGTTGCAGTCGTGCGAGCGACGCCGCTTGATGTAGCTCTGCACAAGCAGGTCGTTCAGCTTCTTCTGCACCGTGTCTACGGGCCAGCCGAGGCGCTGCGCGATTTGCTTGCACGTCAGCGGCTCTACGCTGCGCATCTCGAAGTGCACGCGGATCGCAATCTCCACGGCACTCACTGCACAGCCTCGCGGTCTGCGGCTGCTGCCGCTTCGATCTGCAACTCGCGGGCTGTCTTGTTTGCGCTGCCTGCTGGGCGCCCTGGGCCGCGGCGCTCTGCTGCCGGTGCTGGTGCCATGCCCGTCAGCGCGAACAGCTCCTGCGTGCGCCTGTCGCGCTCTGCTATGCCTTCACTCAGCGTGCGCACAAAGTCTGCGTGCGGCAGCGCTTCCCATTCGATGTTGGATGCCATGTCTTTTCCCTGTTTGGTTGTGCCGCTGTGAGCGGCGTTTACGTCAGTGAAATCAGAAAGCCGAGCACGCACATGATCACGAACAGCATGCCGATCGACATCGGCTTTTTGCCGGGCGGGTTCATGCGGATGAGGTACTCGCGCTCACCCGGAAACAGCTCGCCATCGTAGCTATCGAGCTGCGCCTCGCTCGCGCCTGCAGCCCTGGCTTTGCCGATCGCCTGCGTGCGCAGCGCCTCGTATTGCTTCGCCGTGAGCCCCATGGCTCAGCTCTCTCCCCAAAGGATGATGGCAGCCGCGATGGGCACGCCGATAAGCGGCAGCCCGATGTAGCTCATGGCCGCAACAATGATGGTCGCGAGAACTCCACGTTGATTCAGTGACATCGTTATCTCCCTGTTTGTCTGTGTTGGCGTACTGCTACTGCGTTGCGATTGCAATCGGGTTACGGATCGAAAGTGCCCAACTCGAAGTGCATGCTGTCTTGCGACGCGCCATGCCAGTCCGCCCCGGCAACGATGCCGCATTCGTTCGCGAGCGGAATCAGCTCGAGAATGCACCCAGGCTCACCGAGCTTCGCGCCTGGTCGTCCCATCGGGTTGTAGGCCGCGTTCAAGTCGAGCGCGAGCCCGCGCGCGTGTCTGCTCAGCCCGTACTTGTTGAGCGGCACATTGTCGCCACGCTTGAGGCGCGGGTTATAGCTGCCGTTGTTCGAGATGATGTGCTTGAACAGCTTCTGTTCGCTGATGAGCGAGAACCACGCCTTGAACTGGTCGGCGGCGCCCTTGTGCATCTTGAACGTGCCCTGAAAGCCGAAGCTCGCAGGAAACGCCACCTTCACAAGGTTGTCGCGTTCCCACTGCGGGTTGACGCGCACCTCGCGTGTTGCAGCGATGACCACGCAGTCGATCGGGAAGCGCGCATCAAGCTCCGACTGCGAGAGTTGGCGCGGCTTGCGTAGCTTGCTGAGCGGTGTTGGTGGAGCTTGGGTCACTTCGCAGCCTCGGCTTTCTTGCGCTCGGTATGCTCACGCTTCGCGCAGACCATGTGCACGACGTGCCAGGAGCCCGACCCGTCTGTGAGCAGGCCGCTGTCTGCCACGTCGAGCGCTTCGAGGTCGTCCTCGTCCATCTCGACGCACGGCAGACCGCAGTGCTTGCAGTTGTAAATCACAGCAGCTTGTTCCCATGCCGATGTGCGCGGCCGATGTTGTAGCTGTGCTTCTCCTCGAGCGCGGCGCTGAGGTCGATGCCCAGCATGTCGGCCAGGTCGAGCGTGCGGATGATGATGTCAGCAAGCTCGCTGGGTAGGCCCACAGGCTTGGCGCTGAACGGGTCGCACGATGGCGCGAGCTCGCCCTCGCGCACGGCTTCGCACGCCTCGGCCACCTCGGTTGTGATGAGCATCAGCTGCGCGCCGATGAACTGCGCCAGCGCGCGCGTCTCGGTTGGCAAGCGCTCGTCACGCCAGCCCTTGTCCCTGTTGTTCGACGCGATGGCGCGCGTCCAGTCTTCAATGGTCCATTTTCGTATCATGGCTTGAGTCTCCTCTCGGTCTGTGCAGCTGCTAGCTGCGTCCATGTCACGTCTGCATGTGGCGGCAGCGCCTTGTGTGCCTGCATGCCTTCCGGCTTCTCGAGCACTTCAGCCAGGAGCGCCGGCAGCTCGAGCGGCGTCTTTCCCTCCGGCAGCCATGGGCTGATCGAGCGGCTCAGCTGCTTGTGTGTGCCGCCCAGGTGCGCCCAGCCGAGCAGGTAGCCCCGCGCCAGCTTGGCGCCGAGCAGTCCCACCACGTTCAACCCGAGCAGCCCCGCGCGCCCTACCCCGATCACCAGCGCAGCAGCCAGCAGCCGGGCCACAGCGGCAGCGCCCAGCACGAAGCTGCCCACGCCCCAGCTGACGGCGTCCAGGGCACCTGACGCATCGTCGTCGCAGGAATCGGCCGTTGCGCAGCCGCAGCCGCCAGCGGCAGGGGACACCTGCACCTGGACGGCCACGGCCACGCGTACGCCGTTGCGCTCGATCACGAGCGGCTTGGGCCTGGTCACTTGCGCCTCCGATCTTCGACCCACTCAGCGATCGTCAACAGAGCGAACAGCGCTAGCGCTGCCCACGCCGAGATCTCTCCGGTGCTCACTTGCGCCACCTGTCGGCGATCTCGTCGATCGCCAGCGCCAGCACGAAGGCAAGCGCGAACAGTCCGGCCACCTTGATCACGCCAGCACCTTGCACCGCTGATGCGCGTTGCCTCTGTCGCGTCGGTGACCGCACCAGCGGCACGTCGCGTGGTTGCCTTCCCACTCTGCCCATTCGTGCGGCAAGTAGCGCTCGCGCGCCATGTGGTCCTCGGGTGCGAAGCGCAGCAGCTCGCGCACGCCCTTGATGATGCCGGTGATCACAGCGACCCCCGACACACGCGGCAGTACGGCACCGCGCCGGTCTCGTCGTGTGTGACTGCGGGCTTGTGCGATGCGAGCCCGAACGCGCACGGCATGGTCGCTCGGTTCGCTGCGTCTACTGCGTCGTCAGCGAGCTGCGCTGCGCTGCGCCCAGCCTTGCGGATGGCCTTGTCGCCGCTGCTGGCTGCGCGGCCGCACCACGCGAGCAGCCCTACCCCTACGGCAAGCTCGATGATCATGACTTCACCTCGAAGGCTGGGCACCAGTCGAGCACGTTGCGCTGCGTCTGCACCGTCTGGCAGTACGCGCACACGGGCGGGTTGCTGAGGCCGTACTGCCAGTGATGCTTGCGGCTGATGTCGCGCGGCACGTCGTGCTTGCGCGTTGCGTCGGCGATGGCCTCTGCCGCTTTGGTGACGCCGGGCACGAGGCCGAGCAGCTGGGCAACGATGCTGAAGAAGCTCATTTCATCCCCCATGCGAGCAGCCAGCAGAACGCAATCAGCGCAAAGCAACCGATCGCCATCAGCGAGACAGCGACCACGTTCTCCTGCCGCTCCTCGGCCAGCAGCATCTTCTGCTCGATCTCGTGTATCTCCTCAGTGAGTTTCATGGCTGCCCCCGTTGTCGTTCGCTGTCTCGACCTTGCGCAGGTTCAGCTTCATGCGGACATGGTAAGCGTCAGCATCGACGCGCGCGGCGACGGCGAAGTTGTCCTCCCCCAGCGCCTCGAGCGTGCGCGCGAGCTCGTGCATCTTGAGCACGACGTCCTGGTACGCGTCGCGGATGCGCGTGGGCTTGTCTACACGTGCAATCGGATCTGGATACCGTGGGAGGGGCTTTTGCATTGCTCGTAGTGACATGTGTGTTTTCCCTGTTTGATGGTTGCGTCGTAGTGGCCGATGGCCGCTCGGTTGATCTCTGAGTCGCCGCACGCGATCCATGCGAACACGGCATCGCGCACGTGCTTGAACGCGCTCTGCAGGTTGTCGTCATCCAGCTGGTTGGGGCTGAGACGCACGAGAGTCACGCCGCTGATGGCTGCACGCCAGTATGGGTCGTTCGGCAGCAATCCCCGCAGCGCCAGTAGAGTGAGGTCGATGTGTTTCTTTGCCGTCGCTGTTTTCATCCAGCGCGCGCCGCCTGCGTTGTACTGCTCGCGACTGAGGTACAGCGGCAACGTCAGCCAGATGCCGTTGTTGTGTACAACCACAGCCTGCTCGACGAGCGCCACCGTGCGCTTGGTCTTGGCCTTCGGCGGCTTGGCGCGCGCGCTCGGCTTGGTGTCGCGCTCGCCCGCGATGAGGCGGCGCAGCTTCTCTGCCTGCGCGGGATTGCAGCGGGTGAGAAGCATTACTCGACTCGCCTAGGCGCGCGATGTCGGCTGCGGAGCGGTGCGTAGATCTCTTTCGCGTCGGGCCGATTGATCACGCCCATGACGAAGTCCATCAACTGTGCGTCCTGCAGCATCATGTGCGCGATCACGCTGCCCACTACCGGAAGCGGATGACCGCTTAGGGTCGCCCCCACCTTTCGACCCAACTCGATCAAAGCGCGCGCAAACTCGCCTGCGGACATTGGCACTGCTGGCATGTCTGTATTTCCCACGTCTCGCCTCCCTGGTTGGTTCGTTGCGTTAGTTGCTGCTTGCGTGGTTCGCCGCACTTGCGGCACTCCACATCGAATGGCCAACGCCGCACGCGTACGCAGCCGATCGGGTCTCGGCCGCGCTCGTAGGCGGGGCCTAGCTCGACGTGTTCGAGACCGAAGATCATCGACCTGCCCTCAGCTGCACGGCGGTCTTGATGGCATCTTCGAAGGGCTGCTCATGCCCAGCGGGCGCAGCGATCGGCAGGTCAACGATCTGCCACCGCTCGAAGTGCCACCGGCGGAACGCATCGGCGATGCGCTTGTCGTCGGGCAGCTCGCTCTGTGCCAGCACACGCCAAGCGCTGAGCGTGCCGCGCAAGCGTGTCTCGAGCTCGGCGATCGCACGGCGGCGGCGGGTCTGCGCCTCGAGCCAAGCGGCGATCGATTCCTTCTGGCCGTCAGGCACAACGGCGCCGTCAAGCCAGTCGTTGATCACCGCCCGGTCGGCGCCCTCGAAGCGCTCGGGCACGTTGAACGGCGCGAAGACCGCCCGGTCCTCGTAGACCAGGCGCGCGATCGCCAACTTGTCGCCGCTGCGCGCGATGCGCACATGACGCGCCGCATGCGCCGTGAGCCCCGAAACGTTCGGGCCCTGGATGGCAGCGGCTAGCGCGGCCGTGCGTCCGTCCGGGCTCACGAGGCCACCGCCTGCGGTGCCGTCAGCGCGTTGAGCGCCGCACGCGCCGCTTTCAGCTCAGCAGCGGCTCGCGCGACCCGGTCCGGAAAGTGTGACGCTTCCTTGTCGAACCAGGGCGCGTTGTCCAAACGGTTCACATCGCGCTGCGCCGCTGTGAGGCGTTCTCTGGCCGTCTGCAGGAGTTCCTGCGCCATCGGCCCCACCGCGCGCACCACGGGCTTTGGAGCGCCTCCTAGGTACCTTTGCCAGCGCCCCTCGAGGTGCTTGGCGTCCACGAGGTGCTTGTTCGCTCGGCACCAGGGGTCTGAGTCGATCGCGAGCTTGACCGTCGCGCGCTCGGCCTCGGGGCGGCTTCCGATCCAGGTGTACTGCCGGGCAAATGCCCCCAGCGGGGGGACATCGAACTCCGACCGGCCGAGCAGGGAGGCGACGAACTTGTACCCAACCAAGTCCGGTCGATCGGGAACCCTCGCGCACACGCTCGCGTCCGCGTTCTTCTCTGTCTCGTCTGTCTGTCTGTCTCTTCTGTCTGTCTGTAAAACGCGACCTGAATCATTTTGCGGGTTTGACTCACGTGGGATGTTCGACGGTAGTTCGACGGTGGTGCGACGGTCGTTCGACGGTCGTTCGACGGTCGTCGGACCGACGTTCGACGGTGGTGCGACCGACGTCACGAGTTGGGCGCCTGGGAGGAAGCAGAAGTTGACCAGTCCTGCCCCGTCGTAGGCGATCAGACCTGATGTCTGGAAAGCCTTGAGCGCCTTCCTGACGTTCGGTCGATCGCGCCCGTCGATGCAGAGCTGCATGCAGACGCTCTCGAGCCAGTCCTCTCCATGGACTGCCATCGGGGCCCCGTCAGCGAACTCGAACAAGCGATTACGCAGACCCTGTGCGAACAGGCTTTTGTGGCTGGCCCATCCGGCATGCCACTTGCGTGGCATCGGGCAGAACTCATGGCCGATCTTGGCTCGAGACATTGATGGCCTCAGCTCAGCGAGAGCTCTTGCTGCCGATCGGCGAGCGTGACGGCTTGCGTCGTCACGACCGAGCCGACGTCATCACGGCGCAGCACCCACGCCTCACGTGCGTCATCCCCGTACTTCTCGACGCGCCACGAGCACGGGACAGCGCGCCGCTCCTGCTTGCTGAGGATCTCAGTGGCCAGCTTCCGAGCGACGGTGCGCGCCGCCTCGATGCGCTGAGCGAAGATCTTCATCGCCGCAGCCTTCTCCTGCTCGGCGATATCGAGCGCGTTCTCGGCCTCTGCGAGCTGGTCGCCCTTCAGGCGGAGCTCGCTTGATGTCAGCTCACACAGCAACTCATGATCTTCGGGCGGGCGGGTACGGTATGAGGGCACGTGTATTCTCCTTCGCTTACGCTTGTATGCTCACAAAACAACGGCGGATTAGGGCGGGCGTGGCTCCCAGCTGGCGGACACTCCTGATCAGTGTCTTGTTCAGCTAGGAGTCACCCCGCGAGCGGCTCCGGGGGGACGTTGCGCGCTCGAATCACGGCGCATCGCTTCTGCAACAGGACGAGCAGAAGCTTGCAGCTCTATTGCTGCAAGGTGTGAAAACGCCGTGATTCCAGTGCGTGACGAGCGTGCCACTGCAACAAAACCGCATTGCAACCGAGTTGCGTTTATGCGTATGACCACACGGTGCAGCGGCGTAGCCATTTGTCAGGGCCACTCCTCGATATCGATGCCGGCGAACGCGCGGATCTTGGTCGCGACGCGCCTGCCGGGATTGCGCTCCTCTGTCTCGATCTTCGAGACGAGCGTTTGATGAATCTCCAGCAGCTCAGCGAGAGCTGCCTGCGACAGGTCAGCTCTCAGCCGGGCTTGCCGGAGTCGCGCATGCGGTGTCATGGGCTGCTGCATGAGCAACCTTTATGACCTTTGTATTAGACGACGTCAACACCGAATACGAAAACTGTCTTGGCGAGGTGAAGGAAAATGTCTTCGTGCCTCGGAACACCCCAGACCTCGAGCAGTTTCCGCCTGACCTAACTAGGCCGGGGCTGCGGTTTCATTACCTGCTTTTACAGCTGAAAGAGAAAGGGTGGACTCAGGGTAAAATCGCGAGTGCGATAGGATGCCACCAAACGTTGGTCAGTGACTGGCAGCGGGCTGATTTTGCTGGGCGCAAAGGTGTGGGGGCCGACATCATCGACGCCTGCATGTCCGGCCCACTCAAGCTGCACTACGACTACTTCTTCTCCGATTACAGCACCTTACCCGAGGGTCGCCGTGATTTTGTGGAGCTGCCAGACGGCACAATGCGGCAAGCGCGCCCCGGTGAGGCTGACGCGCTGCTGTTCCCGATAGACCTGGACCGCGCGCGCAATGACCGGCGTATCCGTGAACTAGAAGCGGAAACAAAGGCGAGTCGCACTGAGCGCGCCGAGAGCCGTCAGCAGATACAGGCGATGTCGCAGCAGCTCGCCCAGCTGACGCAGCTTGTGGGGCAGCTCACTGGCACGACCGCGCCAGGCAAAAAGACCGGGTCGCGCTGAGCGCTACTGAGGGATCAGCGTGACCTCGTAGAGGCTGCGGCAGACCAGCGCGCCGTGCGTATCCGTCAGCGTAACGTCGCTGAGGCCGCTCCACGTCTCATAGTCATCGTTCCGGTGAACGGTGAGGCGAGCAGTCACCGTGCCGTCAGCGTCTGTACAGCGCTGCACGCGCCCCATGGCGCACGCGCCTGTCGCGGGTATCGGGCCCACCACGACGCAGCCAGCAGGCGGACCGCTGGGCGTTTGCAGTGACTCGCCCTGCTCTCCGCAGTCTCCGCTCAGCTCGTGCGTGACTAGGTGGTAGGTGCGCGTGCCGTAGTCACACGGCGGCTCGCCCCCGCACGCCGCCAGCACTGCCAGTAGCCACGCCACCGTCAAGATGTGCATGGGGCGCGGCTTATATCAGGGATCGCCCTACTGTCAGCGATCTATTTCACACTCGGGGCAAACAACCCTGCATGCGGCGCATGTTTATTTGCCTTATCTCAATACAAAGGTCTTGACCTCTGTCCGGCGCTAATACATAAACCTTGGGTGCTCAAGACAAACACCTTGAGCCCCGAGGCGAGATGGACCCGACGCACGCACAGCTGATTCGAGACCTGGCCGAGGCCGCGCAATACCGCTGGTTCGGTCGGCCGACCTGGGGCGCAGGCCACCGCGCGCGCATCGCTGCTGGCTGCGCCGCACGCGCCATCGGCAACCACGCGCTCGCCCAGCTCGAGGACAGCCTCGACGCCGCTGCCGAGGCTGACGCCGCCGGCCGGTTCGCGCTGCTGGTGAGCGCCTCGATCGCCGAGGCCCGCGCGCGCCGCACAGAGCTTACTGCCGCCGTGAGCGGCTGAAAGGGATCGACACATGACCGAGGACGAGAAGCGCGAACACGACCAAGCCTGGTGGGCCACCTACCGCGCCGCGCTGACGGGCATCCACGCTGCCAACGAGGAAATCAGCATCGACGAGGCGCACGACCTCGCGGTGATGGCGGCCGACAAGGCGCACGGGCAGCGCACGGACGGCGCCGAGATCTGACCGCGGTTGAGAGCGACATCAAAACAGGGAGACACGTCATGAGCATCTACCAGGGCTGCAGAGACGAGAGCGACAACGAGGCACGGCGCCGCGAGTACCGGCGTTTGCTGACCGAGCACACGAAGGCCGAGCGCGCCGTCGAGGCGCTGCTGCGCGAGCTGCGGCACTCGATGCCGAGCGAGCGCGCGGAGATCAAGGCCGACCTGCGCAGCGCGCAGATCCACGAGCGGCAGCTGCGGGACGAGCTGCACGCGCTCGAGCAAGGCAGGGCCGCGTGACCAGTTCGTATGACAGCTGGAAAGCATCCG